CCACCGTCAACAGTCTTAAGGATTGTGCCACTAGTACCAACTGCAAATGCTACCGTTGTGCTGGGTGCGGAAACTCCCCAGAGATTTTCTGTGGTGCCGCTTGTCTGAGCAACCCAAGTAGTACCACCGTCAACAGTCTTAAGGATTGTGCCACTATTACCAACCACAAATGCTACCGTTGTGCTGGCTGCCGCGACTGCGCGGAGGTTTCCTGTGGTGCCGCTTGTCTGAGCAACCCAAGTAGTACCACCGTCAACAGTCTTAAGGATTGTGCCGTAATTTCCAACTACAAATGCTACTGTTGTGCCGGGTGCGGAAACTCCCAATAGGGCTTGTGTGGTGCCGCTTGTCTGAGCAACCCAAGTAGTACCACCGTCAACAGTCTTAAGGATTGTGCCACTAGTACCAACTGCAAATGCTACCGTTGTGCTGGGTGCGGAAACTCCCAGGAGGGTGTATATGATACCGCTTGCTCGTACAACCCAAGGTTCGGGCGAAGAAGAATTTGTGATATACACGTCAGCGAGTGCGGGCAAATTCCCCTTCACATCGCCGCCCAGTGTCCGCAATCCCATAGCGCCGGTTGCCCGCAGGTCAGAGACGCGCTCCACTGACCCAAACCACAGATCATCTATCGTTATCTCTGATGCCACTGTAGCGTCATTTCGAATCACCCGCTTGATCTTAGTGGTTCCGCTGGGGAATCGCGGTGCTTGTCCAGAGGTCGAGGGATAGACCACGAGGCCGTTCATAACCTCGCGCCAGTTGCCGTCCGCTGGATTGTGTGCAGTGAGTATTCCCAGTGTGGCGAGTTCGGAGCCATCTGAATCGTAGCAGATAAGATCAACGTCCAGCGCGGGGGCGCCGGAAAGTTCACGGCCCCACACCCTGAACCCGTGAGTCTCCGTTTCTTCGACATCAACAAAGGGTGAGCGCACCCCTGCCACATCCGCTCCCCCATCGGTAGTGGTCAGTTTGCATCCGACAATTCCAGCATGATAGTTGTTCGTATCTGCGGTGACTGTGCCAGCGTTGGTCTGTATCTCTTCCCAGTCCTCGAAATCGTCGTCTGTGCGCCGCTCGAAGTCGTCATTTGTGCCGAGGCCGTGGATAAGCCATAGTTCCTCTTCGGATGTTTTGACCTCGGGATCAACAGGGATTTCGATTGTGATGTCGGGGATGAATCCGCAGGCAATGAGATACCTTTTGGGGATGGGAAATTTGGGGGTCACCGGGTAGGTATGGTAGTACACGGAGGTATCAGCACCCCACATGCGCACCTCAAGCGTGTTCTCATGGAGCAACCGACCAATGAGGACATTGAGTTTGTCATAAGCGTCCTGTTCGGAGGTGCCTTTGATACACAGCTTCAGGGTGATTTTGTTGCTGTCGAGCGTCCAGTGGGCAAGACGCTTTCCATGCCCGAGCGCATTTTGCACCCACTCATACAGTACGTCGGGCAACGGAAATTCCGAACCTTCGATGTAGGCATAGGCCGTCTCGTCATTCAGGTCGAGCAAGGTTTCGCCGTCTATATCCTCGACAAATCTACATATAACACTCATACGCTCATCCTTAGTTTTGCAAGTCGGAGTTCGGAGGTCAGTGAGGGGACATCCTGCACATCTGGCAGGACCAACTTGTCAAAGTAAAAATACGATACGGAGGTAGTGGACGTGGATGTGCTCGTAACATTTCCCTCGCTCATGGTTCGACCACTTCCCGCCGCAAGAGTGGCGCTAGCCGAAGCCCCACCCGTTCTGCCGCCGCCAACCGCGTCAGCTAATTCCTTGGCTTTGGCTATCATCTCGTCGTACCGGGCGCGGAAGTTGTTGGCCATCTCGTTAATCTTGGTCGAAAAATCGGTAACACTTTTGTAGACGCGGTCGTACGAACTTTTGAGGTCGTCCACCTTGGCGCGCTCCACATCAATCTGCCGCTGAATTTCCTTTATCTCTGCCTGGGTACTCTTTAACTGCTTTTCTTTGGCTGCAATTACGCTCTGCTCCGCTTTGATTGCAGACGCGATATCCTCATACGTTTTCTCCTGACCCTTCAGCGGGTCGAGCAACTTTTCAAGTTCGCGGTGCTTCTCGTCATAGTTGATAGAGTTTTCCGTATCGGTTATCTGATGCTCAAGTTCGAGTTCTTGTTTTTTTTGAGCGATGACGAACAGGCGGTTGTAGTCGGCATCCGTAGCGGTTCCCGCTCGGGCCTTCTGTTGTATCTTCAGCCGTTCCAGTTCAAGTATTTGCAGATCGCGGCTCTGGTCAAATGACTTGTCTTCTGCCGCCGTCTCGCCCGCAATTTTCATGGAAGAAAGTTCGGACAGAGTATCTTTGTGCGCCTGAATAGAGGCGTTCAATTCTGTTTCTTGCGCCTGAAGTTTTGTCTGCTTCGCGGTCAGAGCGCTTATGTGATCTTCGGCCTTTTCGATAGCAGCCGTGTAGCCTTCCATTTCCTTTTTGGCCTCGATCATCGCACCGTTCATCGCCCACCAAGAATTGAGATTTGCGGCAACGTTGCCGCCAAGGTTGGCGATAGCCTCGTTGATGTGATCCCAATCTTCGAGGGACATATCGCCGGTGGGAGCCAGTCGATCGGTTGACCAGCCGGGGAGGGCGGTTGCGTTCATTGCGGTCCACGCCGCGTTAAGGTCGTCAAGAGCGGCACCGATGGCGACACTAGGTTTCGCCGAACTTGCGCCAGCCCCCAACTGCTCCGCAATATAGACTCCGGCATCATAGGGGTGGTCAAACTCGGGGTTGACTTGAGTGGTAACCTGAACGAAAGCTTGGAGCCACCAAGGCTGAGTGAGACGCGCCTTGGCTTCTTTGACATTCGATTCGTCGACGGTGGGAGTTATCCAAGGCAGGGGCCAGCCAGTGCCAGCCTCTTTCTTGCCATCGTCCACGTTCTTGTTGTCCACGGTGGGAAATATCCCTGGTACGAGCCAGCCGGTGCTAGCATCCTTTTTACCCTTCTCGACAGCAGAGTTGTCCACGGTGGGTTTAATCTCAATCCCCACAGCCTTTAGTTGGGCTTTGATGTTGTCGTAAATCTTTTCTCCAACATCTTCACCGGTCCCATCCCAATCTGCTCCCGTGGCAATAAGATTAGCCATGTCTTGAGCCATTGCAGCAAGATCGCCAGTGGCTCCACTCTGCTGTAGCATTCCAGCAATCCACGAGGCGACAGCATCGGCACCAAACTGGCGCATCTCGGGACTCACGGACTTAAAAGCACTTAGTACATTCTCGGCTATAGGAGTATTGGCAAGACCGGCTTGCAGGGCAGCATTGGCGACGCTTGCCCTCATCTCAGAGGCAGCTTGAGTTACCGCCTGATATTTCTTTTGGAGATCGGTAAGTGATCCTCCGTGCTCGATATATGCCTGGCTAACTCCTGCCATCGCGCTGAGAATCCCGGCCTGCTGTGCTTCGCTCATCTGCCCAGTCTGCCTCTGCAGGTCCATCCAAGCCTGCACATCCTGTGCCCCCGCCTTGACGTTCACGGACAACTTGCTCATTATGTTGCTCTGTGTCTCGGCAGGGATGTTGGCATTGTCAAGAGCTGCCCCCACATCATCGAGTACAGCGCGCCAGTCCTCCATTGCACCGGTATATTGCTTTTGTTTGCCAATGAGGGCTTGGAGTTGACCAACCTCACCCTTGGTATCCACTTTGATTTTTGAGTAGGCCAGGAGACTTGCCACATACTTGCGCAGCTCCGCATCAGTTTTCATGATCGCGTTGCCTTGCTCATCAAAGCCCTGCGCCATCAATGGATTGAGCGCGGCAATCTCGTTGCCGACTTTGGTCATCTCGTTTTGGATGGCGACCGAATCTGTTCCAGCAGCAGTAGCTTTTTGGAGCGCGGCCTCGAGTTCGGTGTATCTATCGACAAGAGGCTTAATTTTCAGGCCGAGTTCTCCGTAGCTCTTGTCGCTTTTTCTGATGGTATCCCAACCCTGATTCCCCGCCTTACTCATCGAGTACCACTTGTAGGTAAGTGCGGCTATACCAATTCCAACCATTGCGAAAGCGGTCGCGAGGCCCGAAGCGCTGGCTGCTATACATGACAGCGCGCCACCAAGTTTGCCGCCAGTCATTGCGGCTTGACCCGCAAAACCGGTAAAGTTTCTGATCGTTGTACCCGCCGAGGCAAGGGCAAGGCCAAAAGCGTTAGCCCCCTTGGTCCCGCCACCAAAAACCCCGGACAGGCCCGAAAGACCACCTAGAACGGCGGCGAAGTTGGCAACCTTTATCGTGGCAAAGGCCGCGCCCAGGCCTATGAGCAACGGCGTCAACTTGAGGGCCGCAGTAACAACATCCCAAATAACACCGGCCACCTGCTTAACGATTCCCGCAAAAGTATTCCAAGCATCATTTTCGCCATCCAGAATACGGCCCACGGCATCCAGTGCGGATTCCAGTTTCGGTATGATCTTCTCGCCGAGATCGATAAAGATAAGTTGGAATTTGCCCCACACCGTTTTCATGATGTTTTGGAGGGACCCCTTGTTCTTTTCGAACATGTTTGTGGTCGTGCCTGCCGCATTGCCAACCTCGTTTAGGTCTTTGGCAAATTCTTGGGAGGCAAGGCCAGAGAGGGGAAGGACGGCCTTGAGGGAACGGATGTTGGGGAACATCTGCGCGATTTCGGAGTTGTCGTCCTTCATTGCGCCGGCGAGATCCAGCATTGCCCCACCGAATCCTCGGGTTCTGAGCGTGTTGGCAGAGAGTTCTATGCCATAGTTCTGCGCAACTTGGGCAGCATCTTCTGTCGGCTTGAGGTAGGCCATCATCGTCTGGTTGATAGCCATAGCAGCGGTATCAGCGGGGACCGCGTTACGGGTCAGGGTGGCGAATGCAGCGGCGACTTCTTCGAACGGGATTTTGAATTGAGCGGCAGTGCCAATAAACTTGCCCTGATTGCTCACGAAATCTTGCAGGGTGAGAGAACCGCGCTCGACCGCTTTGTTCATGATGTCCATGTACTTCGCGGGGTCCATGTCCTTGTAAGCATTCTGGGCCCCGGTGAGAGCCTGCACGGTATCGGAGAGTTCAGCCACACCACCTACGGCACCGCGGGCCGCGATGTCCAGCGTTTTGAGTTGCTGCGAATCCGTGGCGTCCGGCATGTTAGATTTAATCCAATAGAACGCGTCGGCCATCTGCGTCGCGGATTGTGGCATGTCCCGAGATAACTCTTTAACGGAGGATTTCCACGAATTGAATGTGGCCTCGGATTCGCGAGTAAGTGACCAGACCTTACGCATGGACTCATCGAAGTCTGCCGCCATTTTAACCGAAGCACCAGCTATCACGGCACCAACAACCGCTCCACCGACCGCCAACGCCTTAAACGCTTTGCCGACGCTCGCGGTCCCGGACTCAAGCCCTTTCAGGCCCGCCGCCGCCCGGGTAACTCCCATATCAAGTTTTGTGGTGTCGAGGTCAACAAAGCCTACTATTGACCCGTAGCTTCCAAACATCTAGTTCGTCTCTCTTTTCCGGCAACGCCGTATTGCCGCCTCAGTGCATTTCCAGCTCAGTTCGTCTTTTTCTCGCTCCGATAACTCATGCAGATATGAGGGTTGCTTGCCGCCCTCCACGAGAGACAGCAGGTAACTAGCCGCATCGTCCAAGCAGTACGCCGTGTAGGGGTCTTTGATACGCATAAGCATCGAGGGTCTGGTTGACCATCGCCGACACGTCATGGCGAACGAAAAAAACTTCTGCGACTTGGCGAATTCGATAAACCTGTTGGCGGGTTCGGTTAGATACCGCCACAAAATATCGGCATGCTGTTTCGTCAACAAATCGGCGATGAGATCAAAGTAGGGTTCGACAATGACCGCCTCGCATACACGCAGGTTCATATCTGCGAGTTCCGAGAATTGGATTTTAGGAGGTCTGTCCTCGTGCTCGTGCATAATGCCCTCAATCACGGGGAGTAGGACATTTGGCATTATCCCGACAGCAAAAAGACCCGCCAGTGCGGGCCTCCGGAGTCTCACCGTCAGGGTTGTCCCTGCGGGTATCGGGGGTAACTCAAGCAGCGTTTCCTTCGGTGGATTGTCTCGCTTGAGCTTCGGCCACAAGTTGATCAGCAAAGTGCTGTCCCATGAGATCGCGGAGCTTACGAAAGGGCTCCATCATTCCCGGCCCGAAGATACCCCAATGCCAGATAGTAGCGAGTTGGAATGAGTCAATGACTTCCTCCACGTCAGCCCAAGTCGGTTCTTCCAGTGCCTTCTCTGCGTACCATGCGAAGATTTTGGCCTTGATTTCCATTGGAGAACTGTCGTCGCCCTGGACCAACTTGTCGATAACAGGCTGGTATTCTTCGGGTATCTGCCCGAGCTGCGCCATTCGTAAAAGGGAAGGACGCCGCAGTCTAACAACAAACGGCGTCCCATCCATAAATGCAGGGAGTTCGACGGCTGCTGCCGCCCTTGCTTTTTCCAAGTCCTCTTTGGTCGTGACCTTGAGTTCCTTGGTCGCCTCGGTCATTGTGCTTGCTCCCTTCTTAAGTTAGGTCGTCTACTTCGAGCTCGGCGTAACCAGTGACGCCGGAGTTCGGATTGGAACGTGCCTTGATCGAGAATTTATCGGCCATGAATTTCTTCTCGCCGATATCTCCGTCGGAGGCGCGGCCCTTGCAGAACGGACAGGTAACTTTGAGGTATCCTGCCGCCTTGCCTTCCGAACTTTCGTCTACTTCGTAGCGGGGAACCCACGCCTCAAGCTGGAACGGGTTGGATGCCGCAGTCGGCATATCCCAACCTATGTTGTCGTCGCCATCAGCAGTTACGACTCCACCGGCGATAGCCTCTTTGATGAGGTATTCCACCGTGGTCATCGTAAGATCGAGGTCCGCGCCCTTCGGCACGTCGGCCTCCGTAATGTTACAGAAGATCGAGCCGTCACCTGCGGTCGACTCGTTTTCCTCTCCCTCCTTATAAACGAATTTGACGCTCATCTCTTTTGGAGTCGTGGAAGTAACGGCGGTGCCGCTGGGGTCAACTGCGCCTGTTTCGAGCAGGGGAGTGATCCGCAACTGCTTGAATCGGAAAAACGCGCTTTGTACGTCTGCCATTTTATTTCACCTCCTTAACGCGGTTGTACTTTTTCAGCTCAGAGAGCTGTGCCTCGGTCACCTGCGGCGAAACTCCCACCGTCATAGAGATGATTGTCCCGTCGCGAAATCGGTATTTGCCGGTGAAGGTAGACACGTAGACACGTAGCACCCGCGGCTTCGGTTTAGGTTTTGGTTTTGAATACTGAAAATCGTCTTGATAACTCACGTCATCACCTCGCAGTTCCTACCTCGAATTCGGCCAGCCTAAAAATTGTTCCCTTGTCCTCGTCAGGGAAGTCGGATGTGGTCCCTACGTATTCGGGGACAAGCCATTTGTCGTCGTCGCAGTCCACGTCAATGCGGTCAAGCGCCCGCTCCACTTCGTGGCAGAGCGCGTCCAGTTCGCCGAGGTCATCCGTGTCGGGCGCCGAGATGTGTATGGCGATTTGCACTGTGGTAAGCCTCATCGGGCCGTCGGGGCGTTCGCCCGCTGGGATGACCACACCGAAAGGTCGGGTCGTAGAAGCATTGGCGATGCCCGGCTGATAGAACCCGTCGAAGGACGTACACGTTGCTATGAGATGGTCTGCTATCGCATCTCGGATATTCTTGATCGCCATTACGACCTCATAATTCGTTCATGGTTGCGCTTGATTTCGGGGACAAAATGCTCAATGGTGGGGTCGATGATTGCGTACCTTTTATCGTGTTCGAGTTCCAGAGATGGACCATAATCGACTTGGTGGCAAAGGTAGATACGAATCTTGTTGCCCGAGATAACGGTTCCGGCCTTCAATCCTTTTTTGGCATCACCCGAGATGTCGTGCCAGGGGCGATGGCTCTTGGCGTAGGCTTCCATTTGTGGTACAGCCATCATCTGTGCGTATGCCAGTAGACCCAGCTTCGTCCTGGAAATCTCTTTGCCGATATTGGCGATAGCTGAATTTATCCCGTACCACTTCATTGGCGCTCCTCAAGGGTGCATTGCTTGGATACAATCTCGCCGTTCCATGTGATTTCACGGACATCTTTGACAAGGTATTTGAGGCCACCTAAAACGAACGTGTCTTCGTTCGCAGGACCATGCGGCAGAACATTGGCGTTGTAAACGCAAAACATCCGTACTTCACGGCGGCGTCCAAACCGGATGTTGTCTCCCTCGCGCTGAATATCAGTCCGATTTTTGCCGTAGACGCGTACCGTTTGAGCGGCAAGATTCGCGGTCGTGCTTGTGCGCTTGGAACCGGATATCGCATAGGTGCGGCGGGTGATCGTTATCACCGATGGGTTATCGGCGATGATGTTCGTCGCATGCGCCCGCATGGTGGTTACCTGTGCCGTCGCCATTGCCCACTCCTCGATGTGCGATATCTGTGGTACTGGCTAATGCAGTGTTGTTTGTATGCAGACGAGTCAACCGATTCGTCGCCGAGAGAATAGTTGATACCAACATCAGCGGTGTCGGCCTTATACAGCCAACACATACTCACAATGTCCATGAGGTCATAGGCAAAACCGTAGACATAGACCGCTATCTGTTCGGCGGCAAAGGCCCAGCGTCCCTCTATGGGGTCCGCAGTGGTCGGAGTCAGTGCGCCCGCGCCTTCGTACTCGTCGGTTAGCCGCGTTACCTCAACGTAGTTGTAGCCCGCGTACCATACAAGGTCGTCCTTGGAGACAAGCAAATCGAAGTACAATTCCCTGCGGCGAGTTGCGCCAAGGTTTGCTATTTCCTGATCACTCACCGCATAAGGTGCGGTCTTATCGTCAATCAGAGTGCGGATATGGGCGAGGAGTGTAGCATCCATATCTCAGTTGCTCCTTGATGTCGTGTTCCTGCTCAGTCAAATGGCGGTAGTAGATCAACTTCTGTTTTGCGCGGAAGTCGGGGCGCATAGCGATGTCATGCCGTATCTTCAGGGGGTGTGCAGCGCGGGTATATTGGCCACCCGTCTGCTGTATGTCGGTAAACAGATTTCCGTCCGCGTCTACCAGTCGGTAGTGCAGGCCGTCATAGTGCAGGCCATCGACGTGCCGGAACAGGCGCGGGTAGCGGGCGAAGCGATTCGTCCAGTGCATTTGGACCCACCCGACATCAGCATCGGGGAGTTCCAGTAGCGTCTCGGGGTTCTCGACAACCTCGTCGGTATCCAGATGTAGGTACCAGTCGCCCGGGTCGCCGAGTAAGTACTTGTTGCGCTTCTCCACCTCGAGCAAGCCGGGATAGAGGATAAGACTTTTCTCGGCATTTGTTTCGAGGTCGAGGAAGTACTCTATCGTGCCGTCCGTACTCGTCGGTTGGTCGTCCGGCCTCATGGGGAAGTCGGCAAAGATGCCATCGACCAGAACGATATGATCGACGTAGTCTTTGACTGGCTCGAGACAACTTTTGATGAGGGGCCAGTCGTTGTAGCTGATGAGGACAAGAATTAGCATTTTTCAAAGAAGATTCGCGGCGCGGACTTCGGGAAGTCATGGCATAGGATGCGGGCAAAGTCTTTCGGAGCAATTCTTTTTTCCATGCCTGGGTGGTCCCGACCCTTTTCGTCGAGCAGGTGTATTACATGACGCGGTTCAAAGCCATGGTCAACAACATTTTGTAGAGCATCCTGGAACGTCCCGGTGGGGTCCTCGAAATGGATGGTGTGCCACTCGCCGAACATCCATGCGCCCGGCTTCATCCCCGCCAACGTCTTCTGTGCGCCCTCCACGAGTTCTATTTCGTACGATTCGATGTCATAGCGGAGGAAGTCTATCCGGCCTATGCCATGTTCCTCGACAAAACTATCAAGCGTCTGCTCGGGCACCTCAACGATATCCCCGCCCACTGGCCGGGCCTGTGTATATCTCATCCGACACAAGTTCGATTGTGGGCGGATCAGAAATTGATTCATGCGGTCTTTGTTACCGATAGCCTGTGTATGGATAGCGCAATTGGTATATCCATTCAGCAGCAAAGACTTGAGGAAAATATCACACGACTTTTTGACAGGCTCGATCGCGTGGACAAAACCGGATGGACCAATGGTCTTGCATTCCAACAGGGCGTACATTCCGAGGTTGCATCCGATGTCCAGACACGTCCAACCCTTTCGCAAAATGGATTTTGTTATTTCGGGGCAATTCCACTCACGCTTCCCATCTTTCCAGAGGTCAGCGGATAGGCCGGTGTCCTCCATATCGAGAAGCATCCGTGAGCCGTAGATGTAGCGTTCTACTAACATTTCGCCATCCCCCGGGGCCATTTCTTCAAGAATGTCTTTCTGTCGGATTCGCGTTGTGATATGAAGTCGGGCCGGTCATTGCAGGTAACATTTCCGTAGTGGTGGATGAGGACGTTCTGCGCCATGTAGGGCACATAACCCATGCCTTTCGTTCGCAGGTAGTAATCGTTATCGCCAAACCAGATAATCAGCGACTCGTCGAAAGGCCCTACTCGCTCCCATACCTCTCGGGTAATCAAAAAACAAAACCCGGCGAATCCATTGGGGTGGGTTCCCGGTCGATCTGCTTCCCGCAGGCTGGCCCTTAGACGGGAGTTGCGGTTTTCGAAATTGGCGCAACGTTTGGGCCCCTGCTCATAGCGAGGGCAAATAGCATGACGTTCATGCGCCACCAACTTCTCGGCCCACCCGTCGGGGAGTTCCAAGTCGTTGTTGAGGACCGCGATGTGCGTTCCCTTTGCCTTGGCACACCCCTGATTCCACGCTTTCGACAGAGGCGGGTTGGTCTTGTTGCGAATGACCCGTGCTCTGGCATTCTCAAGCACTTGCGCTGTGTCGTCGGTTGAGCCGTTGTCCACCACAATTACCTCATGGGGCATGTGGACCGTCTCGGCAATGTTTTGCAGGATCGCTTTCGTGTACCCGCATTGATTCATCACGGGAATTACGATGGACAGAAAAGGGTCTTTCTTTTTCTGTTTCGTCGTCCGGGGCTGCCACTGAGTAGGCTGGGAAGCGTCGCCCCTACCCTCGCTCGGGCCAGACTGTGTACCCGCCAAGACCTCATCCAGCCACACAATCCTGAGTTCTTCGGCGAGGTTGCTTGCCGCGAAAAAGTCTCCAGCATACTTGCTATGCCACAACCCCAAGTCTTTGTGTCGGGAATGATAGACGTAGCAAGAACTTGGCACGTCATTCATTATCAAACCGCGGCCGTGGGCCTTTGGCATGATGAACTGACGGCCCTTGTTGTCGCCCATGGCAAACTTGAATACCACCAAGGCATTCTCATCGACCAGATACGGAGCCAGAACAGCTACCGCGTCCCGTCGCAAAAATTCGTCATCGTCATCGAGAACGAAAATCCAACCATCCTCTACAGCCGCCAGCAGGTCGTTGACGAACAGGTTGTAAGGTGCGTTGCGGTGGCGCTGTTGATCGGCGGGAATGCGGGGGGCTATTTTGCCCCTTGCGGGAATCAGCACATCCCCCTGTGCATAGGTGCATGGCCCGTCGAGAGAAACCAGGTGGCGAATTGTTACATCTGTCTCTTGAGCTAAAATTGATTGTCGGCACCGCTCGAAGCGGTTCGGTCTGTTGGCGGTTCGGGTTAAGACGTTGAGGACTTGCACCACCGTTGGTGCAGGCGTAGCCCCGATAAGTTTTTCGCCTCGAACCCGCACTGAGGACAGATCGGCTTTGGCTTTTCGACTGGCTGCTCTAAAGGGACGGGAGCCACCTTGGGGCTAACCTCGCCAGCACTGGAACGCAACTGGAACACGCCGCTTTTGAGCAAGAATTTGATTCGCATGTCCGAGAACCCGAGCGCGACAGCATCCACTGTTATGCCATATGGAAACTCATGCCAGCATTTAGAATCGTCCTGTATCCGCTTGGCTGGTTTGGGGCCAATGTAGGCAAGATATCGAATCATAGGGGATCGGGGGGAACGGTTAAGTCCCCCCCTAGCACCTCCTTGTCGGGGATTAAGCGTTGGGGTCTACACAGGCCGTCATTACGGTCAGGACGGAGCGGTCAACGCTGTCGAACGTCAGCTTGTTCATGCCCTGCACGACCGCGATCCCAGTGCCGAGGGATTCCTTGTAGTCAAAGGATTCCACGATATATTCAGGAGCGCGCCCGTAGGCGTGGGCCATGAATTCTCCTCCGAAGAGAACCGAACTACCGATGTTCACGGCGGGGGATGCGGCATTAGCCGCTACGGGCACACGAGGATGGGTGAATAGGATCACACCGTCCCAATGACCTATCTTGCCCGTGAACAGCGGGTTGTCCAGGCCGGGGGGCATCGCATCGCGCTGAGCGGTCTGCCACACCGAATCCTGCTTGAGGTCGTACTCCTGGTAGGTGTGGATCACCATACCGTAGTACTCCACGCCGTTGAGGATCGTCATCGGGGGCATCAGCATGTCTTTCGCCATTACCTTCGCCCGCGAGATGACACCCGTGTCCATCACGTCAGTCGCGTCCAGATCGTCTTCGGATGCAGCCGTGGCGTCGGCATACAGGATGTTCGTGGGGCTGTCGGTCGCCTCGGTGAAGGTAGCCTCGTCGAGCTTGCGAGCAAGCCATTTGGCGAGTGCGGTCTTCTCCCGACCGGCGAGGTCTATGATCGTCTGCTCGTCAGCGGTGCGCTGGTGGCGCGTGGCATGACGGAGCAGGGCTATCGAGACATCGCAATAGTCGGTTTCGAGCTTCTCTTCGTAACCTTCCAAGACCTGCTCTCCGGTGCGCCCTGCGCCGACCAACTGCTTTGTGTAAGCAATCCTGATCTGGTCGCCGGGTTCACTTTCAAAGTCGGTCTTGACCACAATCGGCAGGCCGGAGCCTTCCGAGCCCTCGAACTGAGTCCAGAACGCGAGCGCCTGTGCTTCCTCGAATATTTTCGTACCGTATATCCTTGGAATGAGCGCCGCGAGTTCAGCTTTAGTTAGTGAAGCCATATTTGTTACACCTCCCTTCGAGAGTCGAAGGGACTTAGATCACGTCTACCTCGCCAGCCATGAGCTTCTTGTCGAAGTCAGGGTCTTCTTTGCGGCGGCGGGCGAGTTCGACAGGGTTTTGGAGGTCGGCTTTGCTCACCTGAATGAGCGTCTTGCCATCCTTCCCTCGATTGCCCATTGAAGCGGAGCCGGAGCCTGGATTTCTCGGGTGCGCCTTCACGTAGTCCTCGACGACCGAGGCTATGGTTTCTTCCGAGTCAACGTGGGGGGCTATCCATTTGAAATCCGCTACGTAGTCAGGAGCCTTCTCGGCAAGGTGAGCTTGGAGCTTCACTTGCAGGTTGAGCTTTCCAAACTCAGCTTCTTTCGTGGCGAGTTTGGTTTGCTCCTGCTGGTAGAGTTCCTGAAACTTTTTCTCGTCTTCGAGCTTCTTCGTCTGCGCTTCTTCTTGGGCTGCCTTGATTGAGTCAAACTCTGTTTTCAAGGACTTGTACTCTGCATCTCTCTTGTCCGCGATGGACTGGAAATGCTTTGCCTGCGCTTCCCAATCTGCGTCAGAAGGCAGCGCGGGAGGGGAAACTTTCTCCTCTTTCTCCTGCTCTTTCTCCTGGCCCTTATCGGTCTGCTCGTCAGCCATGTCAGTACCTCCTGGTACTAAAAAACCCCGCCGAATTTCGACGGGGTCATGTATGTCAACCGCTATATGCGGATTGTTGTCAGACTCTAACCGAACCCTTGAATTGGCCCTCGAACCATCGGGCGAGGGGACCGGTGTTGTACTGCACGAAATCGTCTACCGCTGTCATAAATTCGTCGATGCTGACCAAAACTTGTAGCTGGTCACACAGGCATGAAGGGTGCGGAGTGATCGGGGTGTTCTCTACCCTGAACACGCCCTCGCCCAGCCCTTCATCATGGGTTGCGTAGTCCTCGCAAGCACACCCTAAATCCGGGTGCTCAGTCGAGAGTAACCACTGTTCGCCGTAACAGGCGGGGTTCAGCAGGGCCGAGCGGTGCTGGGCTTCTCGGTAGGCGTTGCCGTACTCGCTTCTCAGCAGTCGGGCGGCGTCAAAAGACACCGGGCGCTGGCGAAACTCGAAATAGCCTTCCTTGCCGCCGCTGGATTTGTAGAGGTCTTTGTCGAGTATCCGCTTGACGGTTGGCGATACCTGCCTGCCCTTACGGACAGGTTGGAGAAAACGGTTCAACTGCTCGGCTATCCGCGGGTCGTCATAGTGCAGTCCGCGGGCGAGCCCCTGTGTCACGATCTTCGCAATACCATTCTGTGCGTTTGGGGTTATGCTCCATATCCGATTCGACAAGAACAACCCATCAGAATAAGTCCTCGCGTATATCGCCTGCACAGCATCGACGGGAATCTTGCGTATCTCTTTGCCGAACGGCCCAAGGTCAACGCCGCCTCGCTCCATCGCCTGGATGTAGGGCTTCATCCCGAGGTTCCAGTTTCGGGCCTGTATCTGTGCCGCCGAGTCGAGGCCGTCTTGCACTATCCCCTTGTAGTCGGACAGCATCTCGCGGGCGGTCGATCGGAGTTGGCGAATGACCACCCGTTCGTGTCCACGGTCGGCGGCAGCCCCCAGCTCTTTAACAATCTGATCGGACAGGTCGGAGAATAGTTTCGCTACTTCTCGATCGTGCTGATACAGGTCGCTGACCATCGCCGCCCGCGAGCGGAGCATGTACTGTTCAAATGTCATCGTGGATCGCCAGCACGGAAAGTGGTGCCACTCCCCAGACTCCATCTTCGTCAGGGACAAACGGCGCGGATTCTTTGACCAGTCGAGCGGACATGGTCTTATGCACTCCCCCGGCAAAGGTCACGCGGGCGGTAATGTCAGCCATGGCGGGCGAGATGTTATTCACCAAATCGACGATCCAACCGGTGGGTTTGACGGAGCCAAACATCTCGGCGAGCTTGTGCTCGTTAAACCCATAGTGGTTGGCGGTCAGTTGCATGTTTGCCCTGACTGTGCCCCACTTGGCATCGCGCCAGCCCTCCATGAAAGCATCAAAAACCGTCTTGCTGCTCCTGTGCGGCATCTTCCCTCCCGAGCGCAGCGCCAATAATATCGGGGTTGGATGAGTCGGCGATTAGCTTCTGTTCGGCGAGAATGCGGGCGAATTCTTTTTCGGGGTCTTTCACGCCATCCTTCTTCATGGCGGTTTCTATCGAGCGCCAGAGTTGCCCTACCTTGATCGCGGTGATCTGTGCTTCCTCCATCTCATTTTCAGGCAGCTTCGTTTGAGGCTCGATAGTGAGTTCATAATCCTCTACGTAGTTGTAATCCGAGTAGACAGATTCGGTTTTGAGAACCATGTCGTAAACATTCCCAAGGCGCGGCACCCAATACTTGAGCTTGCGGTTGCACTTGGAGATGATCGCCAGGTACATCAGCCGCATAGCCACACCTGACATCTCACCCATGGTATCCAGTTTGTCGCGGGTGATGTTCGGGACTCCTGACCACTGGTGCAACATGTCGGTAAACTGATTGATGAGCCAGTCCACAGAGGGCTTGGCAGACATCTGTGCTTCTAGTTTGTAGGCGTCGGCTTCCGGGGACCCCTCGCCCCCGGGGCCGTTGATGTTCAGGAACGCACCGGGTGCGGCCTTTATGGGAGCAGTCTGATCCCATTCCACATTCTTAAAAATTGTTATGGGGAACATCTCGAAAGCGACGGCGTCCGAGAAGTCGGAAATCTTGCGGCAGAGTTCGTTGATCGGCGTGTAGAGTGGGACCAGGTCGGACTTGCCCCAGATGTCGCCGAGGTTGGGTTCGTTCGGGATGGGGACCACGGGAATAAAATCTATCGGCTCCCCGTTGGCAAACAGGGGGATGGTCGTGAACCTGAACGGCTTCGGGTTTTTCTTTTTGAGTTCTTCGACCTTGAAATAGGCATCCGTGACACAACAGACACTGCCTTTTATGCCCTCGAAGCCCTCTTGGATCTCGAACGTCTGTCGCCAAATGGTTTTCTCGTCGTCCATGATCGCGCAGAAATGGACCTTCTCCAAAATGTCGATATCGTCCGGATCGAAGATCGGGAAGCACTCGCGTGAGGGACGGACGAGCACTCTTGTCTTGCCGAGCACTTCATTCCAGAGCACCTTCACCGCGACCCCGCCTGTCAAAGCGGACTCTCCCGCACCCTGCAGGTATTTCTCGTCGAGCATGTTCGCCTCGTGTACCTTCATCACCCGGTTACGAGGTTCGTCGTCGCCCTGGATAATAAGCGGCTTTTCGAACATCCAAGAAGCTACTTCGTCGATGAAATATTTCGGGTAGTTCAGTGTCAGGCGTGACGGGGCGTATTCTATTCCGGCGTCTTTAGCTTTGAGTCTGCCATAATCGGAGGGCTTGTGAGCGAGCCCAACTTCGGCGCACCACTCGCTCCTCTCGGCCTCGATGAAATGCCAGAAATCACCGTCATAGTACCGCTGTGCCTTGATAGCGGCTATCACCCGAGCTCGAGCCGTCTCATTGAGTATCTTCAATTCGAGCGGGTATGCCGCGTTTATCATGTTGAGTAGCACGTCTTCGAGCATTTATCTCATCCTCTGTTTCATGACCGTGACCGTCCCCACCCGACGATTGACAAGCTCGAACGCGAGCGACAGGGCGTCTATCTGGTCTTTGTGAGCGCCAACGGGGAACTGCTCGGCCTCATCCAGGAACGCCGTTATCCACGGACCCTCTACCAACTTGACATTACCCGCCTCGGCAGCGGAGGATACCGGGTTGGCGCGGGTCACCTTGGAGGTCAGGGGCCGGGGGGTCCACACGGGATATCCCTTGAGCACTCGCCTCTTGTAGTGGTCTGAGGCTATCTTGCCCGAGGCACCGCCCTCTTCCTCGATACCGATCCGCAGGTGCTTGCCGTCGGCCCTGGCGATACTGGATATGGCGTCCTCGTTTTTCTGCGGGGTCTTCTGCCAGCGCCGCATATCCAGGATGTAGTACACACCGTCACGCTCGCCCAATAAGCACCCGGCAGTCCAGTCGGGATTCTTGCCGGCCTTCGGTTCTGTTGCAGCGAGGTCCCATGCCCTGACGATACGTAGGCCCTCGGGCACCTCGTAAGCGCGAATAATCTCGAACCAGTGACGCCAGAACATGCCGCCGCCCGCCTCCACTTCCCAATCTCCCTTCCGCATGCGGGCTCGGGACACGGGGTCCAGTGAGGCCAGCGACCTCATGTACTGCTCGGGAGTGCGGGACTTGTTGTCCTCCGCATAGGCGGGGATAAATAGCCGACGGTGGGTTTCCTGATTCTCCTCGTCCACCCATTCCGTTTCGATCCATTTGTAACGATCGAATTTCCCGTCCGTCTCTCGGTTGGTCGGCGTGATTCGAAAGCGGTTTTTGACCCAACCGTGCCCCTTAGACCCAGGGTTGGTAGCCGCCCGCATGCGCCAAGGGACGTAGGCCAAGGGGTTGTCGGGCTCATGCTCGGGGTCCGGCCCCCTCAAGCGGGAGAACAGGTATGTATAGTCGGACTCTCGTTCAAAGTCTGTCAGTTCATCGAATGCAACGAACTGGAATTCAGCCGATTTGTATCGGTATTTGTCGTTCTCGTTGGCGAGATATCCAAATGACAGTTTCGCCCCACCGGGGAACGACCAAATCTTCTGCTGCTTATCCCACTTGGCGGGAGTACCGTCTAGCCACTCATGCGCCCTGTCTATGAGGGCACCAGGTTCACTGAGGTCCGAATAGGTCTTGCGGATAATTAAAGCTGCATATCGGGGCACCTCCACGTACTGAAGGGCCGACATGAGTACACCGTCAGACTTACCGGGGCCACCAGAGCCCCCGAATAGTATCTCCTCGTATGGCCTACCCGTCTGCGGGTCTATCGCCAGGAGGAATTCCACCTGCTTCGGGTGGGGCTTGTGGTCCGGGGGGATATAGGGATTCATCAGAATGGTCCTGGCGAACAAGGCTTTGAGTCTCGCTTGTGTCCCCCCCTCCACAGGGGGATGGGGGGGGGTCGGGTTGTCCGGCATGAGCCACCTTCTCAATCACGGTCGATAGCTGGTTGATCTCTGCAAAGATGTTGACACTGGACCCCCCGGGCAGCGGAGGCACGTTGTGAGCTGCTGCTTCTATCGCAACCAACTTGTCCATGAGTATCCCCAGCGTCACCGCGGGGGGATGCTTCGGGCTGTAGGAGCCGCGCTTGATGTCCTTCTCGACGCGGTCCAGGTTCATAAAAATAACTTTGTAGAGTTTGGCTATGACTTGCTTGCGAGCCTCATCCCGTGTAGCCCCTATGTCCAGTGCCCCGGGGAGGTCGAGGGCATCGGGCTTCATGAGCCAGCGAGAGATTGTAGCCTGGCTACGGCCCAATGCCTTGCCTATCGTCTTGAGTGACTTCCCCTCGTCCCGCATGATCCGGGCACGCTCTAGCATTTCGGGATCGATCTTGGTTGCCATATCGCGCACCTTGAGCATGTAGTTTGGTTACATAATGCTGTAGTATCGTGTTCTAGCCTACATCCACAGAGGCTCAGAACACAACAATAGTTAACAATAGTTATCCAAAGGATACATTGCCCAGCCGTGGAGTAACCTGTAGATATAATAGTTTCTTATGGAGGGTATTAGTTTTTTTTAGAGGAATCCATGGCAGAGATGAGGAAAGATATCCTAGCCTTGTCCATAATCAGACAACATTCCTGTCCAATTGTGGATAACCTAGAGAGTCAAAGCGTTCAGCAGTTGAGTTCGCCAAGCATCCTAATAACTTTTTTCCCCACAGCTTCTCTTACTGTTTCATCTAACCGCACAGATATTTCCCCCATATTCACGTGTTCTCAGTCCTCCCTTATGGGGACGATCTGGAATGGTTCTTCTTCGCCGGGCTCATACAGCCAGAGTCCGTTGGCACCGTCTCCCCATATGCTAACGACATCAGTGTCTGTCTCAGTGTCACGGATTACTACTGTGCAGTCGTCAATGTCTCTATTTAGTACCTTCTGACCATCCCTACTCACCTGAAGCCGTAGTCTGTTCATGAAGTCTCCGTGCCTTCTGCCAACGCTTCTCGAGACCATACTCTTCCGCGAATGTCTCGGTGCCTTTTGTGTGCACCTCGTCGTGATGCTTGAGACATAGGTTGATGAGGTTGTCTGGATTGTCGGTCCCTCCTGATCCACGAGTGACTATGTGATGTGGATAGCGCATGGCGAGGTGTCCACATATCTCGCAGCGGGATAGTTGAGCTGCCATCATATCTCGATCATCACTCTCTTGCCTGCCCACAGTGCCGCTTGAGCATCTAACACTTCTTCATTTGGCATAGTGAGCGTGAGTGACCCATAGATGATTCCGTTGGCGCTAGGCTTGTCACCCGCCTTGGACCAATGCTCATCGACCTTGAACACTCGCGCCTTCTCCCGTTCCTTCGGCTCTAGCCCTTTCGCACGAGTCGCTAGTTCCCGCACTCCCCAACCCTCGGCTTCGGCTTGGTCGAGCAGTGATGACTGCTCTACGGGATCGAGAGCTGCTACCGCTCGATGATGTGACCAGGATAAGCCAGGGTGCCTGTTGGCGGGTGGAACTTGGCTAGAGACCCACTGATAAGTTCGCAAGGTCGATGGATTCGTACCTTCGGGAATCACCTGGGCGTACTTCTCTCCGAACTGCATTTCACAATTTGCAAGGATATCGCCTATCCACCAAGGACTTGCCGTGGACAGACCAGCCACAATCTCAAGTACTTCCGTCCACTCCTCGAGATTGATTGCACGTGTAATAGATATGGTGAGTCCATCAGGCTTGATAGCATCGCCGAATATCATCTACATTCCCCTGCTGCCGCCAACATAGTCATACTCAACGCAGGCAATCCCGCTAGGATTTTTCATGTTGGTACAACCTGATTCCAGCGACAAGGAAAGATATGGAGCTGTCGTATTCATTCCTATGCTTCCCTGACCCTCCCCGCAACCACTGCGAATCCTATCCAGGGGGGAAGGATAACGGGGATACTTGTCGGCGAGCAGTAGCACATGCCCCCAACGTGAGCGACGAAAGTAAGCGTCTTTGAATATCATTACAGCCTCCAAGGGGCTTGGGATTGCGCGGGAGATACCACCAGACATAAAAAAGGCCGCCCGAGGGCGACCCATTCTTACACTTCTGCTACTATAGGAATTATCTGTCAAGTCTTTCATTTTGTCAAGCCTTCTTAACTTCCATAATGCACAGAATACACAATCCGGTATCACCATCGGGTAGGGGCTCATACGTCAGCCCGCAACTGGTACACTTACGTTCGCGTAGCCACAGGCCGTCACTTTCCCGCTCTAGGCGGCAGGCCAGCTCGTTAAATTCGGCGTCATGGCGCTGTAGTATCACCTGCGCCCTGCGAGTGGGTAGCGCGTTGGATTTGCCCTTGGCCTTCTCCCGCCGCATGACAACATAGGGATCTTTCGCCCAGGGGCTTGATAGCGCGGCCTGCTCAATCGCCCTGTAGATGCGGCTTAAATGCTGGAAGCCCGTCTCTTGCTGAGTGTCCTTCAAGTTGCTGCCCTCCCTTGTCGCTTCCTCCAGCGTTCCCGTCTCGCCGCCAGGTGCGCCTCTTTCTGGCACTTATCACATCTGTAGGCTGAGTTCCCCTTGGTCACAAGCCGCCCACACGTGCAACGCTTCTTACCCGCACCGTGGGGATTCTGCGCACGCTTCAGCGATAAGAAACGCAGGGCTATGGTATTGCACTCAGCACACCAGCGGCAGTTAGTCACTGCTGGGACAGCAACACCACACGCAGCGCAAAAGCCCCGACACCTCGTGTTATCAACCAACGCGAGTATCACCATATCCTCCCGGGACAACAGAGGTGGTGGGGTGCGCTTGTCTTCGAGGGCTGAGATGAAATCCATTACGTCGATCATGTACCCTTCCCCCAATTCCCCATAGCCCACATCGTCAGATAATCGAGGGCTTCTATGACTTCACTCTTGTTGCCGGGCAAGCCTCGAAGAAGGCAATTGCGATACCGCTTGAGTTTCCCACTAGCAAAAGAAAGAATTTCCATCTCGTCGTACGGTGTCTCACCACGTTCGGCATCACGAGACAAGAGACGTTGTTCCACGCCTTGGAACACTCGCTTCAAACTGTCATTTCTTTGCGGCACAGGATGCTTGACTACTCCTGCTCGCTCGGCTCTCATCTCAATCGGTGGTCGCTGTTCACAAGCATCGATGTCTTTCATATCTCCTCCCGCTCTCGTAGCATCACATCGGCCACCCTGGACGCTCGTTGAGAGCAATTCTTCGTGTGCTCTCATGTTCGCTCCCTTCTAGCGTCCTTCAAAACTCATTGACTCCTGCTCAATCGCATATTCAGCAAGGATGCCCTGTGGGTAAAAAATCACGATGAGTCTTCATTCCGCACCGCCTTCCACCAATATCCTCCTCAACATATCCACCTGTTTTGCATGTTCAGCCGCCCCAACCGCCTCTGCCGCCGCCCCAGCCGCCTTCACCGCCCAAGCCGCCGCCCTAGCCGCCTCAGCCGCCTCAGCCGCCGTGTACAGTTCGTCTTTTGTCGCATCTCCCGCCATGTAGCGGCGGGTGATATCGATACATTGGCGGGGTCGTTTGCCGTCGGGGTAGTATGTCTCGTACAGGGGCAGGA